TCCAGGCAAGACCAAGGCCGAGCAAGCAGCTGCAGCCGTAGGTGGGCTGGTGGCCCTGCCACCGGTTGCCGGTGACTGGAACGACTACCACCAAGCCCATGGGCTGACCAAGACACAAGAGGCCATCATGAGCGCCAGCACAGCACCAGCCACCAGCAATCAGATGAGCGAAAAGGGTCTGTCCATTGAGCAGACCCTTGGCGCCAGCCAGAAGGACACGGCAGAGGTGATCCCGCTTCACGCCGAGCAGCAAGCCACCAGCACAGTGAGCGGGCAAAGGTTGCCGGAGGGGTTCGAGATCCGGGGTGATCGCCTCTGTGCGTTGATGATGGTTGGTCGGGGTGAGGATGCGCACCAGGAGTGGGTACCGATCTCCAGTCCGATCTGGGTACTGGCTGAAACCTCTGACGAGCAAGGCCGGGGTTATGGCCGGTTACTGGAATGGCTGGATAGTGCTGGACGATCTCGCCAGTGGGCAATGCCTGTCCGCTCCCTGGTACCGCGCAACGGTGACGAGGTATTTGCCGCCCTCTTGGATGCGGGCTTGCCATTCATCGAACTGGGCCACAAGCGCAAGCTGAATGCCTACCTGATGAGCTGTCAGCCTGAGCGCCGGATCACCTGTGTGGAGCGTACCGGCTGGCATGGGCGGGCCTATGTACTGCCTCAAGGGTCAATAGGGCCTGATGCTGATGGGGTGATCCTGCAAACGACTGGATACGCAGCCAGCGACTTTACCGAACGCGGTACCTTGGCTGAGTGGCAACAGGGGGTTGCGGCGCTGGCCGTGGGTAACTCCCGCCTGTGCTTTGCGCTGTCGCTCGCCTTCGCTGCCCCACTGCTGACTCTGGTAGGTATGGAGGGTGGTGGGTTCCACCTCAAGGGGGAGAGCACAGACGGCAAGACCACCATCATGAAGGCCGCGGCCAGTGTCTATGGCAACCCGGATCGCTACAGCCAGACATGGCGAGCAACCGGTAACGCCATCGAGGGGATCGCCAGTCGGCGCAATGATGCCTTGCTCTGCCTAGATGAGCTGGGAGAGCTGGACGGCAAAGAGGCTGGGCAAGTGGCCTACATGCTGGCCAACGGGCAAGGCAAAGGCCGTAGCAAGCAGGATGGGGAGCTGAGAGAGCGCAAGGCGTGGCGCTTGTTGTTCCTCTCCACCGGGGAATTGAGCCTTGAAGATCACGCCGCCAGCGCGGGCCAGCGCACCCAGGCGGGCATGGAGGTGCGCACAATCCAGATCCCGAGCGACACCGGCCACCATGGGGCGTTTGAGTGGCTACATGGTATGGAGAGCGGGCGCACCTTCGCTGACACGCTCAAAGCCAACAGCGACAGCCAACACGGCAGCGCGTTTCGAACCTATGCCGAGGCATTGGCCGGGGATCTGGATGCGCACAGCGAGCGCCTGCGGGGCGAGATAAAGCGATTTGCCGCCGAGCTGACGCCGAAGGGGGCGGGCAATCAGGTAGGCCGCGCCATCAACCGGTTCGCGCTGGTGGCGGCTGCCGGTGAGCTGGCAACCAGGCTGGGGGTCACAGGCTGGCCCGATGGGGAGGCGCTGCGAGCGGTGCGGGTCTGCCTCAAGGCGTGGCTGGCAGAGCGTGGCCACCTTGGCAACAAGGAGGACGCCGCAACCTTGGCGCAGATCCGGGCCTTTATGCGGGCTCACCAGTACACCCGCTTTGTGGATGTGAGCGACCCGAACCACCGACCGGCAAATGTGGTGGGCTACCGACGGAACCCCAAGCATGGCACCGATGATGCGCTGGAGTTCTGGGTTGACCCCTCTGGCTGGATTGAGATCACGAGCGGACGCGATGCCAAGAAGGCCGCCAAGTTGTCAGCCAAAGCGGGGTTCCTGCTTGGTGATGTGGGGCGCTATCAGTTGCTAAGGCCACTCCCTACTGGGAAGCGGGCGCGGGTCTATGTGCTGACCGACCTGGTGTTGGCTGACGAGGCAGAATAGGCCAGCCAGAAGGAATCAAGGGGCTGCCGAGTGTTGCCCCTTCTTTCCAATGCTCGCGCACACGTAAGAAAAAACAGTGGTTCTACTGGTTCAGTGGTTCCTATATCACTCAATCCCTTGCTACATAAGGCCTAGAGCCTGAACCACTGGATTGAATATGACTGGTTCCGCACTGGTTCCAGTGGTTCCAAAATCTGAGGCGTGTTGCGGCTTGAACCGCTTACTGGTTCGCGGAACCAGTAGTTCCAGCCTTACTGGTTCACCCACAAACCCAGTTGTGGCGCGGCTTGGCGGGTCGTCGGAACCACAGAACCACCGGAACCACCATTTTTTTGAAGCTATAGAGCGTGAGCAGGCGATCAACATCACAGTTTTCAGGCAACAGGGGGTTGCATTGAGATTGAGCAACGAACAACGAGAGCAGGTGATCGAATTGCGCCGCCATCATTCACTTCGTGAGGTGTCTTCTCTGGCTGGCCTCCCTCTGGGGACGGTGAAAGCCATCGTCAGCCGCTCGGGGCTGTTCACTGACAACCCAACGCATCGGGCAATGTTCACATTGCCTCCCATAGAGCGCAGCGGTGATACATTGCCAGCGGTTCAAGAGCTGCCACCCCAGCAGGTTGTTACAGGGGACAGGGAGATCGATGCCCTGCTTTGGTTGCGCCAGGTGATAGAAACCGGGGATCCAGCCCGAATTGAACAAGCCAGAGAAGCGGCAGGGCGGATCACTACCCCACCGGATGAGCTGGAGAAGCGTTACGGCAACTGGCTGGTGGCCAGAGGGGGCAACATCATGGCAGGCCTTGGCAGTATCGGATTTGCCGATCTGGATGGGCTGGCTGAGAAGTCTATCACCCGGCGAGCCAGAGGGGCCGAGGCCATTGGACGATTCGGGGATGCGTTGTGGAACGATACACCAGCAGAGGCGTTCTGCCTGGAAGCGCTCCGCGGGCTGGAGCTGGTCAAATGTGAGTATCCGCCAGTGCTGGTGGCTGGGCGGTTCAAAGCACTGCAGGAGTTGATGCCGCACACCCTGAGCGATTGCCTGCATGAGCTGGCCTATTGGGACGATCTATACCTGTTGCGTCGTGCCTGCGATGCCAGCGGTTATTACGAGAGCAGAATGGAGGCATGGGCCAGAGAAGCATTTGTGTTTGGCTTGCTGGCTGAACTTCGACCACGCAACCGGGAGGAGTCTCTGGCAACCCTTCGGTACCTGATGGGCTGCGAACGTAAAGGCTGGCCAGAGGCAGACCGGATCTTGGAAAACTTGATCAGGTGACCCATGGCCAGCTGGTGGCCGCCACCACTGGAAATCCCCCAAGAGGAGGGGAAGACACCTCAAAGCCATGATAACGGCACGATTTGAAACAGTGTCCATCGGTGCCAAGCACATGTCCGAAACATGTCTGCATGGAATCGAGGTCAATCCTGCCGGCAGGTAAGCCTGCCAGCTCATCCATTCAATACGGTGAGATCATGGAAAACAAACTCCCTGAATATCTGAAGATCAACGATGACGGCAGCGCCGATATCACCCTGTCACGCCCAGCGAGCATTGGTGGTACCAAAGTGTCTGTGCTGCGCATGCGCGAGCCGACCGTGGGTGATCAAGAGATCACCGCACAGATGACTGGCAACGATGCAACCCGCGAGATCACTGCCTTTGCCAACCTGTGCGGTCTGGCGCCGGACGATATCCGCAAGCTGCCGATGCGCGACTATGGTCGTCTGCAGCGGGTTTACACCTTTTTTCTCGACTAGCACCTGAATACATCCGCCAAGGGGTGTTAGCGCTGGCCTTGCACACAGGCTGGTCAAAGGCGGAGATCAGCGCCCTGCGCACGTCACGGTTTATCTGGTGGATAAAGGGGCTGCCCAAAGACGATGGCTAATAAAAAACTCTCAGCAACCATCACCATCGGCGGGGCGGTTGCCTCAAGTCTCAAATCTGCATTTGGTTCGGTAAAGGGCGGAGTCAACGAGGTTGGCTCCGCTATTCGCTATGCCGAACGGCAGCAAAAGCTCCTTTCTCGGTCAATCCAGACATTCGGCAAGCAAGGCCGTAATGTGGATGGGTTGCGTCAAAAATACGTGGCTATTACCAGCCAGATTGACCGGCTGCGCGAGGCGCATCAGCGTCTTAACCGGATCAAGAGTCAGCAGCGGGAGAACGGGGCCGATCGCCGTGAGCTCGGCGGGAAGATAGCCAATACAGCAACCGCAGGCGCTGCGATCGCACTGCCATCTTTCGCCATGTTCAAGCAATCATCGCAGTTCAGCTATGACCTGATGATGATCGGCCTGACTGCTGAGATGACCAAAAAGCAGGTTGCTGATCTCGGTGGCACAATGGTCACCCTCTCAGACCAAACCGGTGTCAGCCAGGAAAACATGAAGAACGCCTTCGGCTTTCTGGTTGCAGCCGGTCAAAAAGTCGGGGAGGCACAAGCCAACCTCAAGTCCATCGGTAAAACGGCGAAAGCCACCGGATCTGATATTGAGGATGTGGCCCGCGCCTCGTTCACCATGGGCGATGCGCTCAAGGTCAAGCCTGACCAGATGCAACGCGCCATGGATATGCTGGTGCAGGCTGGCAAGGCGGGTAACTTTGAATTCAAGGCCATGGCGGCCGAGCTGCCCGGGCTTGGTTCATCGTTCCAAGCTCTTAAGATGACCGGCACCGAGGCTGTGGCCACCATGGGTTCTGCGCTGCAGATTGCCATGAAGGGCGCAAAATCAGAGTCAGAAGCCGCCAACAACCTGTCCAACTTCCTCTCCAAGCTCATGTCAGAGGAAACCGCCAAGAAGGCGGCGAAGATGGGCGGCAACATATCCAAGGTGATCCGGGATGCGCAAGCGTCAGGAGCCAACCCCATCGAAGCGGCTATTGCCGAGATCAACCGCATTACCAAGGGCGGTGATCAGGAGCTGATATCCAAGCTGTTCGGCGACATGCAGGTTCAGAACTTCATTCGCCCCATGCTTCAAAACCTCGAAGAGTACAAGAAGATCAAGCAGGAGGTGCTCGATTCTCAAGGGGTGGTAGAGCGCGACTGGGCAACAGTCATGGCCAGCAGCAAGGAAAAGACCGAGGGGCTATCAAACTCCGTGTGGGGTCTGACCAAGGCGATCGGCGGGGCGCTGGATCCGACCGTGGGCAAGCTGGTGGATAAATTGACGCCAGTCGTGCAAGCAACAAGGGATTTTGTTACAGCAAACCCCAAGCTGGTGGGCGGTGTAATTATGGCTGCCGGTGCCTTCACAACAATGAGACTGGCTGTTCTTGCCACCAAGTTCGCGTTCACCTTCCTGAAAGGTGGGATGCTGTCGATCGTTGGCCTGTTTTACAAGACATCAGCAGCGGCAACCGTGGCCGGTGTTGGAAGCACAGCCGCCGCTGGTGGGCTAACCGTACTTGGCAAGGCGTTCAGGTTCGTTGGTAGGGCCATCATATGGATGGGGCGCGCACTGTTGATGAACCCGATCGGATTGGCGATCACCGCCATTGCTGGTCTTGCATACGTCGTATATGAAAACTGGGATACCTTGAAGCCATTTTTTACCGCCCTGTGGGATGACATCGTTGGCAAGTTTGATTATGCGGTTAAAAAAATCAAAGGCCTGATCGATGACATTAAAAAGCGCTGGGAGGGGCTGAAAACGCTTGTTTCTGGTGGGGTTGGTAGTGCGTGGAATTCAACTGTAAACACAGTAACAAGTGCTGGAAATAAAATTGGTGACGCATGGGAAAAGACCAAGAGCTGGGCTGGCTTCAGCTCAGGTAGCGAGCCTGGTGCAAACACCGCAGCTCCTCTTCCAAATCCATCACTGCCCCCGCTTCCTAAAATAGCCGGAAGCAAGAGATCAACAACCATCACAAATCATAACCAGTACGACCTGACTATAAACGCTCCGCCGGGGGCCGATCCAAAAGAGATAGCCAGAGAGGCGGTAAAGGAACTTAAGCGGCAGCAGGGTATTAGCGCTCGTAGCATGATGCCAGATGGCTATGTTTTTCAGGGGTAACAAGAAATGATCGGCCTTTCCCTTGGCCCCGGTGGGATGCTGCGGCCAGGGGCCTTCCAGTTCAGCACCACCGCAGCGAATACCGCTGGGCATCACCGGATCGCTTCGGCAAGCAGCTCAACCTGCAATAAACCGGCCCTGCCAGAGAGGCGATCTCGCTGGTGGCCGTCATCTATCCGGATAACCCGACCAGGTGACCCCGTGGTTACCTGGTGATCGCATTATTGGGGGCTCCTTGTTTTCACATAGAATACTTGTATGAAGGAACTCGGTGTTTCATACAAGGAGTCTGCGAGCTCTGCCGCCATCAATGACACCTGACAATCAAAAAGCATGTTTTTCGCCTCTAAATACCGAGGCCTTTCATACAAGATAGGTGGAACTCCTCAGCGCATTTGCGGATACCCCGCGTGATGTGTGACATATGCCCCACCTACGCTGTTGCTTGCCGGTAGTCACCTTCTCGGTGTGGAAACTCGGCGCCAAACTCGGCAAGCCTACCCGCGAACCCTTATCGGTAGCAGGGTATAAACCTGCGCTTAATCCGCAAGGTCTACCACCAAGCCCCACAAAAACTGAAGTTTCCACCAACCCTCCACAATAACCCGAGCGCAAGCCGTTATTAAGCATTTCAGGTAAAGAAGTGCCGGACCAGAAGAAAGCCGATGACGATGCTTCAATTGCGCTGATGTCCAAGCGCTTCAAAAAGGTGGCGGAAGTCATTGGTACTGAGAAGGCATTTGCTGTGCTCAACGCCCGTTCCGCATCACGCCAGGATCCCCGTTTCGGGGAAGCAATTTTCCTTGTTTAGGGGAATGTCTCCCCGTTTTGGGGAATGTGTCTTGCCGAGACTTTGCTGGTGGGCTGTCTCTCCACACATACCACACTGTCTTCCGCCGGAGCCGTGGGGGTAGGTTTAGTCAGTGAGCGAGCCTACAACGCGCAGCAAGCTGGGCGGGTGAATTCATGGCCTACCACATGATTTTCGGCTGGGTCCTTCCTCGGGGGGGCACCCCTGCGGGGGCATTGACCGCGCGATCTTTGATATCTGCGTGTGCGCTGGAAGTGGAATTTATGTTTATATCTGCCACTCGAGATCGAGGCCCTATCAGGGATTGAGACGGACTGAGTTATAAAGTATTGCCATGGCCATCATGATCTGTGGTGGCTCCAAGAAGGGTTATGTTTTTGGTGTGGGGGCTATATGGCAAAAAATGTTCAGGTGCCTGCGTTGATCCGCCGTTGCGACATTGAGCAACTGCTCGGTGGGATCGGCAGAACCACCTTTTACCGCCGTCGGCAGGAATGGGCGGCACAGGGAACCCCGTTCCCCGAGTCTCTCAACTGGATGGCAAAAGGCGGGGCTCTTTGGCGTCGGCATGAGGTGATCGCTTTTCTCGTTGAAAGAGGGCTCATGCTGCCGGAACAGAATAACGAGGAATGAAAAAGGAGGCTGCGCTTCAAAGCCATTAGCCCGCGGTGAAGCGTGGGTGTTGAGACATCGAAAATCCCCTACCAGCCCTCCAAGCAAGGGGGTACTTTCGCAAATAGTAACACCCACGGTAACACCACCGTAGAAACAGACACCATCAAGACCATTAAAAACAATTACTTACAACCACAATTCAGAGACCCCAGGGCCACCAAATTGAAAAAGGCCGCTCATGATGAGCGGCCTTTTTGCATCTGCTGATCGGGCAATGTCCCGTGATAAGCTCGATGAGGTCATAGAAAAG